CTTCGGTCGCGCTCCCAGAACCGTCAAAGTTCCGGGCTCTAGACCGTTAATTGCTGCATCAAGCAGGGGGAATCCAGTGGAGAGACCGCGGACATCGGTCGGGTCTGCTTTTGCCTCTTCCACTAACTCAACCAGCCCCTCAGCAATATCTACCGCGTCGGTACCTTTGTTACTTTCCACCGAAATCTGGAGAAATTGCTCCTGTGCATGACCTACAATGGTCTCAGCGTCCAGTGTGTCCGACGAAAGAATACGGTTCTTGTCTGTCAGTTCCTGGATCTCAGAAGACGCTTTGATGATCTTGAACTTTGTGCTGGCGTCGAGGACTTTCTTGATGTAGAACTCGATATTGTTAGGATCTACACTCTTATCAAACAAAGCATTGACATAATCGTATCCACCAATCTTATCGTCCATCTTCATGACGCTGGACTGAGTAAGGATAGCAGACGCATCAAGGGTAGCAAGGTCTTCCCGCATCAATCCCTTAATTATGATCCACAAGGCACGGTTGTGTGACGTAAGGAAATCACCGTCCCCCATTTTCGACTCGACTTCGAAAAAATTAGTGGGCTCTTTTAGCACACAGGCAATGATTGCAGCTTCGTTTCCTGCGTGAGAGAACTTAACCCTGGTCTGCTCTAGATCCATTAACTGCGTTCCCTAGAAGTTATAGCTCTTTCGTCCCTTCGGCGGTTATTTTCAGCCTTAATCGCGTTCATAAGCTCAATGATAGGCTTATCTACCCCGTCCAACAAATCTCGTTCCGCAGCTGCGATGTCAAGCTCCTGCTCCAACATCTGCAACTCAGCATCAGAAGCGATTGCGTTAGCTTCTCGCTCTGATAGGGTCTTTCCGGGCACATTTCCTGCCTGAAGAAGGGATTTAACCTTACGATCAAGTACCTTCTTTTTTGTGCTCGCCTCTACCCGAGACACGTTGGAGCGGTACTGCAACGTGATTAGATATTGACCCAACATGACTACATATTGGGACAAAACTTGAGGAGTAATGACCTCCATCTGCCTAGCATTGAAGTTAAACACCTCCTCAATCCCAGACGGAGGAGCAGCCGAGTGTAAGGACAAATCGTCCGACACCTGCTTCAGTCTATCTCTTACAAGATCATCCATCATTTTGTGCCTCTTCTATCTTGGTAAGCAAATCCCCTGTTGACATAGGGATTTCATCGTAATTTACACAGAGGAGGGTGTTATCATTCAAATCGCACCACTCTTTCTTAAGCCCGTCCCTCTTCTTCTGTCCTTTAAAGGCAGCCGCGTCGTTATGGAAATGCTTATTGAACTCTGTGTGCTGCATACCCTGTACCTCTACGTAAAGATTCAGCGTAGGGAGGTAGAAGTCGAAGAACAATCGCTGCCCTTTGTAATTTACATACTCTTCTTGTTTGATTAGAGTATTAGGCAGTGCTGTCTGCAGACTTTCCAGAACGCTTTTTGCGAGGTGACTTATCATTTACTTCCTCTCCATCTACTACGGTTTCGCTTTTCGCTTCTACAGGTTCGTCTACTACTTCCCCTGTAATTATAAGACGTAATTGCTTCTCCAGGGCGTCCCGCATAGGAATATCTTTCTGTAGGGCTAATTTAGCCTTCTCTCTGCCCTGCCACTTGTACTCCCCATAAGTTAACCAGGCCCCACCCTTCTCGATTAGGCCCATATCCACACCCAAATCCAGTAATTCACCGTCCGTGTCATATCCGAGACCATAAATCAAGTCCACCTCTGCCGTTCTCCACGGCGCGGCTCGCTTGTTCTTCACTACCTTGAACACAGTTCGATGCCCATACACTTCTCCTGCACCGTCCATCAACTTACTGCTTTTAGACTGACCACCGTGTACCTGCACACGATATGCTGCATAAAAAGGAAGGGCTTTACCGCCTGTGGTAGTCTCAGGATTACCGTACGCTCCGATCTTGTTTCGAATCTGGTTGATGAAGATCAAAAGCGTGTTAGTTCTGTTAACTACGGGTAGAATCTTCTGGATTCCTGCGCTCAGGAGCCGTGCGTGCAGTCCCATTGACTGTTGGTCAAAGTCTGCCTCCATCCGCGCTTCTGGAACCAGAGCTGCAACGCTGTCAATCATTACTACCGCAAACTCTCCAGTCTCCATCAAGCTCTGAGCGATACTAAGATTGGCTTCTCCTGTGGGGGCGCCGGCAGCAATCATGACCTGTTTCTCAGGGAGACCGATTCGCACCAAGAGTTCCGGATCAAGAGATGTCTCCGCGTCGACGATGGCACACTTGTGCCCCACCTTACACGCTTCGAGCATTATACTGTAACCAAGGAAACTCTTTCCAACACCTTCGTTACCGAAAACCTCAAGAATCAGACCACGTTCAAACCCACCGTGGCCCACCGCGTTGTCCAAACCCAAACAACCGGAAGGCAAATACTCACGTTCCTCCGCAGCCGCTTCTCCGAGCCACTTAATTACGTGACCATATTCTTTCTCAATCGCCTTGGTGGTCACCCCAATAATCTGATTGCTTTCCTTAGCTGTTGTCATTTAATTTCTCCAAAATCTTCTTTCGTGATTCCGCAGCCTTCTCGAAGTCTCTCTGAGCATACTCCCGGTCGTATATAACATTGATCTTGTCGATATACTCACCGGTCTTAGTCTCTTCAACCTCACTCACCTCTGCGTTCATGTAACTACAGATCCTGTCCATGACAGGACGGGATGTAAGGATAGTCAGGTGGTTAATAGGCTCACGGAGCTTCAGAAAGCTCTCGTATTTGAACAATGCGTCGACCAAAGCGGCTGCTTCTCTGACGGCATCCTTCCTGCTGAGACCTAATTTCTGTCTTGAACGTACTAAATCCGACGCGTAGAGGTTATCCTTCTTCCAATCTATGGAAGCAGGAAACACACGGTCAGAGTTGTGAAAGAACCTGCGAGCGTAGAAATACTCTACCAGCTTCTTCATGGTGGTGACCGACGCTGTGTCCGGAAACTCCACCTTGATGACCCGGTAACCTCGATCCTGAAGAGTTTTTATCGCCTCTTCCTGGTCGAAGTATAGGCTCATTAGTCAACCTTCTTAAGGGTACAAACAAACGCCTTGAAATCCTCATCCTTAGGCGACTTCAGCAGCACACCACGAGCATCTTCCGTGAAGTAAAACTCAAACTCTTCGCCCTTCAGCTGCCGTAGAGAATTCTGAAGCAGCATGGAGTCGAAGTGCAGAGTAAAGTCGTCAGGAGTAGTCACCTCAAGGTCAGAGCTTTCCGCCTCGCCGCTAATGCTGGAGGTGGAAAGACTTGCATTACCCTTCTTGAACGCATCAACAACCAATCGATGGCTCTTAGCGTCCACAGTCGGCTGCATTCCCTGGAGAACAGACATGAAAGCGTCTCGGGGGAAGGTAGCGAGCTTCAGACCCTCAGTAACCATGTAGGAGGTGTAATCCGGGAAGGCTGTGCTAATAAGCGTACCTACCAGGACAGTTCCGCCACTCTTCAAGAAGAACTGATCGTCCTCAACATACATATCTACCGCATCAAATGCAGGATTAACCAGTTTGGAGGCTACAGTTGCAAACTTAAGCCCCAAAATGAAAGAGCCGCGAAGGCCATTGACCTCGGCGGCTCGTCTGAACTCTGCGATTTGAATGCCGTCTGTTGCGGCGAAGATAACTTCGTTATCGTTGAGAGTAAGTTGGATACAATTGAAGTGAAGTTTGGAAGCGTCCTTGGAAGCGGCGTGGCTTACCTTGGACAACCCATCCATGAACTGGAAGGTCGGGAACTCAGTGGACAAAGAGTCATTAAACTCAGGGGCTTCGATGAAGAAACCAGAGTTCAGCAGCGGGAAGTTCCTCACATGCTTTAAAGTCTGACCCTCAGACACACGATTACCACCAGAGACCTTGAGAGTACTCTTAGAAGTGGTTGCCAATGTGACTGTGTTAGGCTCATTATCGAACCCAAAGTCCTCAAAAGTGGCAGTAACAGACGTTGCTACTGATCCTGCTTTAACCAAAGCCTCTCCGGCTTCTTTAACAATGGCGGGTACTTCTACCCGAACACCTAAATTATCATCGGAAGAAGTGAAAACTGCGGAGTCTCCTTCTGCGCGAACAAGGACGCCTGTCTTCTCTTCTGCGATAGCGGAGCTG